TAAACGCAGAAAGTTTAGACCAAGCACTAGATGTTTTAGACCAAATGACATACAAAGAAAAGTTAAAATATATTAACGAAAGTGTAGGCAAATAACCTTTACAGTTATTGTAAAGTTAGTTATACTAAGATTATGGTATTAAAACAGAAGATTGAATTACCACTAGATTGTAGGTATATATTTGTTAATTACAACAAAACTCTAAAACCTTTTCGTAGCACTAAAGAAGTGTTGCACTTTATAGAAGGCAATAGATTAGAGATTGTAGATCAACAAACATTTAACGAAAGCTATGTGGTAGTAGTTAAAAAAGCTGATAGTTTTTTATAAGCTATAAGCAGAAAGAAATAGGGAAGATATGAAAAAGTTAATTAAGTTATTTAAACCTACTTATGCAATTTATTGCTTACAGGGGTCAAGCTGGGGATCAGCTACTTTAGGAACAAAAAAAGAAATTGTAGAGTTATATAAGTGGTATGCAGAACAACAAGATATAGAAGAACATTATTTTAATGAGTTGTTTGCAAAACCATATACCAAAAAAACTTTACAGTATATTGCAGATTGGTTTGAGCTAACTATTTTTAAAAGCAATAAAGCATTAGAAGATATGAGTTATGAAGAATTAGATAATGTAGAAAGGAACATTATATATGGAAGAAGATAAAGACTTATCTATATTAAATACAGATAATGTAGAGATAGAAACAATAACAATAATGATATCTAAAGATAAAAAATATGACGCCTTTACAGAAATTATTAACTCAATAGATACATTAGCAAATGATAGTGGGTACTTTAAGTTAATTCATTATGTTAATCCAACTGAATATAAAATAGTAGAAAGGTAAACAATGGAAGAAGAACTAAACGATCTTTTAACACAAGCACAAGAGAACATAAGCGACAATGTAGATAAACAAACAGAGTTTAATTATCGCAAAGCGTTAGATGAAAGTATGAAACAATTAAACACATTAAAAATACTTAATGAAGATTATATTGTTATTAGAAATCAAGCAATAATTAGGTTGTATGAAATTGGTTATTCAGCTATTGAATTAGCAGAGATAACTAATTTAACTAGACAAATGATCCACAATATAGTGAAAGGGAAGTAATGGATTTAACAGAAAGTCAATATATAGATATTGCAAATAAAATAAATAAAGTTAATAGCGATAAATGGTTGATAGAACTACAAGGAATTATTGAATACAAGTTATACAAAATAAAGAAAGGGAAGTAATGAAAAAGTATAGAGTTAATGTTGTAGGCACAAAGTATGTGATGACAGAAACAGAAGATAAAGCTATTAAACTAACAGAAGATATGTTAGATCACATACACAAGTCATTAAATATGCAAGTGTTTTCAATAGCAGAGGTGAGGGAAGAATAATGAAAATGTATTATAGCGATATAGAAATATTTTTTGCTGGTAATGGTATGAAAGCTAAAAGTGTAAAAGATTATAAACAAAAAATAAAAATTGATTTTTATGATGAGTTTGGTTTTCAACTTGAAGATGAAGAAATAAAAAACATACAAGAACATAAATAAAATAGCACTCTATCGCTAGAGTGCTATTCCAGAAAGGAAACAATAATGAATAATTCAAATATCGTTTTCTTTTATTATAGTAGAAATTGTCTTACATACAAGCTAAAATGTAGGCACACAGAACAGGAGAGAAATGGATAAAGAAACACATAAAAAATTAACAGCTAACTTTCCAAAGAGTGTAGTTAAGAAAGCACCACAAGGTAAGTATGGCGATTATGTACCACACCACATATACACCAAAAGATTAGTAGATGTTGTAGGTGGTAAGTACAACTTTACTTATGACATCATACGAGATAAAGACAACGCAGTTGTAGGTGCAAAATGTACATTAGAGATAGATGATCTTGGTACAGTACAAGAAGTTGGAGATGTAGATAGACACGCATTAGCCAGGAACTTGACTGAAAGTGAGATATTAAAACTAGCAGTTAGTGATGGGATCAAGAGATGTTGTATGCGATTTGGTATAGGACTAGAACTATGGACAGGCGATACAACAGAGGAAGAACATTACGCAGGTGTAGTCGAACAGGTAGTACAACAACCTAAGCCAACAGGTATGACTAAAAAAAAACCAACAGTACAAGAGAGTACGAAATCCCCTTCTAGTTTGACAGAACCACAACTAAAAGAAATGGTATTTAGTATGTGCAACGAGGACAAAGACTTTGCTAAGAAGTGTTATCAAACACAGATGACTAGATTCAAAATGGATAAATCTATTAGCGACAATGTAGGGGATTGGTCAAACGATAATGTAGATAAATTTCTTAAACTTGTAGAAGATTATGTAGATAAATTTAAAAAAGAATTTGAAGATAGAGCAGGAAATAGTGAGGTAGTTAATACTATTATAGAAACATTAGGTAGTGTAGATCAGAAAGAAAGTGAGGAAGATATGGCTAATATACCTGAAGGTAAATGGATGGAAGATGCAATTAGTGATGGACAAAAAAACTTTATTAATAGTTTAATTACACAAGCTATTGATGCAGGACTTGATGAGCTAGGTGCAGAAGCAAAGTCATACTTAAATAGTGGCGAAGCAACTAAAGGTAATGCTAGTGCTATGATTGACAAGCTAAAGAGTGCGTTGTCTTAGTTGTGGTGTAGGCGAAATGGATATGTTCGGTGAGCCGACATATATTATAGAAACATATTGTAGAAAGTGCAGGGAAATAATAAATGAAAGTAATAGACAAGATATACGACTTTGAAAATGGCGACAAGTATGTTATTGAAACAAAAGAATGTTTACATTGTAGGCAGACTGGAACTGTAGAGATATTTACACAAGAACTGTTTTATCTTAATCAAGGTTATCACATACAAGATGCAGTTAAATCATTAGATAAACATTACAGAGAACAAATGATTACAGGCACACACCCTAAATGTTGGATTGAAATGTTTGGGGAAGAAGAATGATAAAAATAAAAATTATTGTTGATAGTGCAGGTTGCTTTCAAGATGTTGAAGTAGAAAAACCTTTACATATTGATTTTGATTTAGTTGTTGAACAAGTACAGGAAGAAGAATGACACAGACAGAAATAATAGATAAGTTAAACAGTATATATCCTGGTCTTGACTTAGTAGAAGTAAGCGATCCTTACAGCACCTATGATGCAGAGAACGAAAGATACATTGTAGAAGTTAAATCAAGGGATAAACAATACAGAAGTTGGGCTATTGAAAAGAAAAAGTTTGATAGCAATATTGTTAAGTCAGTAGAAACAGGCAAGATGTTTGTTTATCTTACAGAGTATAATGGAAAGATTATGACTTGGAACATACATAACTTAGTGCGTAAAGGTTATGACTTTCAATGGTCACCAATACCAATGCCACAAACAACAGAGTTTGAAGATACTAAAACTGTTACAAAAGTGGTAGGATTTCTATACGAAGGTGTAGCAAAGATACATAAGGAGAAAGAATGATTGATGTAATGTTAAGCAAAGCAACAACAGGTATGTTGATTGCAGAGTTGTTAGGAAGAAAAGATGATAAAGACCAACCATTATTTATGGGCAAAAGCATAATATTATCTAATGGACAAATACAACTACTAGCAATACTACCTAATGTGCAAGTACTTACAACAGTAGAACAAGAAGAAGAATGAATTGTATAGAGTGTAACGAACCACCACAAACAACATTAAATTTTGATGGTAGATGTGTAGGTTGTATTGCTTATATGATAGAGGATTGTGTTTAATTGTATCTAAAAGAAATGCGTTTAGCAGATGAAAAAATATTAGATAAAAAACCTGATCTACGCATATTATCTTTAGGTGCAGGTGTGCAATCAAGCACATTACTTATGAAAATATATAATGGCGAAATAGCACCTGTTGATTATGCTATATTTGCAGACACAGGTAACGAACCACAAGAAGTATATGACTGGTTTGAATTTTTAAAAGAAAAAGTATCTGACAAAATAAACATAGAAATAGTTAGAAACGAAAAAAACACAGGCAACATAGCTGAGGATTTGCTTACTGAAGTAGGATTTTTTGCAAGTATTCCTGTTTATACAGTTAATAAAGAAACAGATAAGAAAGGTATAACACTTAGAACTTGTACTGATCGTTATAAAATTAGACCAATATCAGAAAAAATAAGAGAAATTCTTGACATTAAAACCCTTCGTGGTAGGGTAGTTGAAATTGTTATGGGCATTTCATCTGATGAGATCCAAAGAGCAAAGTACCCACCTAACAAATGGCAAGTTAATTGCTATCCATTAGTAGAAAATAATATATCCAGACATCAATGCCTAGAATATTTTGGTAAATTAGGTTTGCCACAACCACCAAGATCAGCTTGTATCATATGTCCATACCATAGTCAAAACGAATGGAAAAGATTAAAAGAAAATTACCCAAAAGAATTTGAGTACGCAATAAATTTTGATAATAAATTAAGAGAAAGTGGATCACAAAGCCAATTTGTTAATAAATTAGATAGTGAATTGTTTTTATATAAAGAAAGAATACCTTTGAAAGATGCAAGTTTTGATGAAGTATCATCTGACAAGTATCAAGGTAGTTTATTTGATGATGAATGTGAGGGATATTGTGGTGTATAAAAGAATATTAAGTAACAGCCATCATCACTTTAAGGATTATGTTGAAACAAATCCAAATAAAATGCACCCTAACAATTACGGAAATAATAAATTGAAAATAAATTTTGACAAAACTATAAGCAAATTGCGAATAAAATATTTAAAACAACAATTATGTACTGAATGTTTTTATTATTATCCCAAAAAAACTATGATTTATACTGATAAACCATATCTTGATGCAGGTTTACAATCAGAATTTTGGTGGTATTGCACTTCAGAATGCGTAGATTATAGATTTAATCTTAACAAGTATTAAACTATCCTGTAGTTATCCCAACCATCTTTATTAACTGTAAAACATAACACACCAGGATCATTCCATAGTCCTGTTCGTGCAGTAAAGTCTTTACTTGCATCTATGCTTGGGCATTGAAACCAAGTACGCCTACCTTGTCTTAGTAATCTTGGGTGATGATAATGTCCTGTCAGAAGAATTTCAGCAGCACCACTCGGAAGCCAACCAAACATTTGTCCTTGCCACCACTTCATTATCTTACCCTCTGGACCTGCTCCACCACCTGTCATATGTCCGTGTGTAATAGCTACACCTTTACCTTTTATATCTAGCAAGTGATGATAGTCAGTAGGTAGTATGACATTTACTTTGTTGTATCTATCGTTCTGTGCAAGTATCTCTTTGACTACTTCAAAGTGCATCATATCAGAGTTGTCTAATCTATCAGATAACACTTGACCTTTGCTTGATCTGGTCATCTCTCCGTGATTACCACCTATACCACACACAGTTATCTTGTCTGCAAGTGGTAGAAATATATCAATAGTTTTCATAATCATACGCCTGGCTAATTGATACTGTTGTGATAGCGATAACTCTACATTAAAAGGCATAGAACTATAGAAAGATTGGTCGCAGTTCTCTGTCAAGTCGCCTAATCCTAATAAATATATTTCATCTATTTCTGTACCTGTCTTGCGTAGTGCCTTAACCTGATTTACCCCCTTAATAAGAGCTTCCTCGTAGCGTTTAAGGGTATTCTCAACGCCATAATCAGCTTTACCTAACTGCCAATCAGCCATTGTCCATATAAAAGCAGTATCTCCACCAAAATCTGTGTCTTTTAACTTAGGTTTTCTACTGTACTCCTTAACAAGTTTGTCAAAATACTGGTCTAATGCAGGGTTTTTACGCTTTACAACCCCCTTAAATGCAAAAAAGGTGGTCGTTCTGCCACCTTTTAGCTGTCCTTCCCAGCTACTAGCACGAACTGTGCCTTCTATTTCATAGTATTTAGGGTCAAAACCCCAACCTCTAAGTATGTCATCATACTTATTTTTATAATCTGGATCAGTACCTACATAGGTTACTTCACCTTTGCCTGTTGATTCATCAAACTCTATAGAGGGTTGCCACCCTGATTTATAGTAGTTATTACCTAGTTCCTGTGTCATATTCAGCCCTTTCTGTTGAGCTAATTATACACAGGAATTAGGACAGAATCTACTTAGTGATTTGTTTTTTAGCATATGTCTTGATAACTGCAAGTGCAGCACCACCACCAGCAAGTGCAGCTAACTGTAAAGTTTCAGCTTCTACACCAACTAATGGAGCAACTGTTAAAGCACCTATGAACGCTTCAATAAAGGTCCAACCAGTTCTTTCAAGCATATCTTTGAGATCTTCACTCATTTTATACTCCCACGAATCAGACCAAGGTGTCCACCATACATCTTTCTTAAATGTACCATCTTGGTT